ATACCAATGATTACGTCCTTTAGCAGTGGAACTTATTATTATTTTAGAGTTTTCTACAGATGAAACAGTAGGAAATACAGAGTCACTAAATTCTTGCCAATCATTAGGACTAATATAAGCAGATTCATCTATATATAATACAGCTCCATCAGGCATAATATTTTTATCACACTTTTCTCCAATTAAACTATATCCTCTAAAAGCATTACCATTACTAGCTGCAGTTAATACTTTCGTACCATTATCAAAATCTAATCTACTTTTATTAAATACTTTAATACCAGGTAAAAATATAAAAGGTAAAGTAAATAAGATTTCTGTTATTTTTTGTAATACTTCTCTAGCTGTTCCTAATATGTTAGCAGCTATCCCATGAGTAGTATTAGTACCAAACATTAGACACCATAAGATATAAGATGCTACTAAAACAGTTTTACCTTTTTGTCTTGAGAAACTAACTAAAAGTCTATTTTCATTTTCTATATTTTTTATTAATTCTAATTGGTAAGGTCTTATTTCGGGGAAATCATAACCATATTTAGTCATTATTCTACAGTAATTATTAAAGAAATATTCAAAACTCGCACTAGATCGTTGATATTCACTTATAGCTAATTTACTCCATTTTATTATAGTTCCTGGTTTTTTTAACGTTTTTATTCCCATATAACTAATTCTATTACCGAAGTTATCTAGATAATATCCTTCTTCATCTTTTTCTAACTCTAATAGCTTTATTATTCCTAGCTTTAATTCTTTCGGTTTCACTTCAATGGTATTAATAAATTCTATAAAATCATCTGAATTTGTATATCTTTGTAGTTCTTTATAATCTAAAGACTGTAATTTATTACCTATTTCTACTCCCTCTGATTTCATCATTTAATTAACCTCTTTATAATTATTTATATTAAGTTTAATTAAAGTATGATAATAGTATAATAATGTAAATAAATAATAGGATATTTAATGTTAAACTCATTAATAGAAGAAAATAAGAAATTAAAAGCGTTAATAGAGCTATATAAGTACGATTCATTAACTAATTTATTAGGTATTATAGACTTTAATTTAGCTTTAGATAACTTAACTAGTGAAACTAAGACATTAGTAATGGTAGATATTAATGGTTTACATAATGTAAATAGAGATCAATCATATGAGGCAGGTAACCAATTAATAATATCGGTAGCTAACGAATTAAAGAAAGTATTTAAAGATGATAAAATATATAGAACTCAAGGTGATGAATTCTATATAATCACCACTAAAAAAAATATAAATAATTTAAATATACTTAACAGTGAAGTTGGAGTATCTTCTATTAACAGACGTAATGTTAAAGAATCATTAAATGATGTAGATAGACAAATTATAAATAAAAAAAAGGCAAATATTGTTTTTACAAGCAAAAAAAGAAGATGATACTGGGTATAAAGAAGTAATTGAAATTATACATAGTGGTGTAGGATTTTCATTAGTAGTAGAACATAATTCTACTACTGATGTAATTAAAGGTAGAATCATTAAACTATCAAAAAAACAGTTTAAAAAAGGTTTTAAGAAATTAAAAAAACATAATTATACCCCTATAGATTCTGAATTTAAAAAAGAGTTAATTGAAGCATTTGAGTTAGATAAAATAGGATTAATTCACTATACAGAAGATTATATAGAGAATAATAAAAAAGATGAGATAAAAAAACAGACGGAAGCTGATATAAACCGTAATAGAAAAATATTAGCTGATGATTATGAATAGGATTAAATCCTATTCAATTTATAAACTTAGTTGGAGTTAATAGTACAATCCACGAGAAATATTAGCTGATGATTATGATTATGAATAGGATTAAATCCTATTCAATTTATAAACTTAGTTGGAGTTAACAGTACAATCCCACGAGAAATAGTAGGTATTAGATGAGTTATCTTTAATTAAATTATAAGACTCAGCATTTCTAGGATTCTTTTCAGTGACTGTATAGTCACTAATAGTTTTACCTTTACATATTAACGTATCTGTTTCTTCTATATGAAAATCATTTGCTATAACGAAATATGAAGTGAGTAGTAAGGCCGATAGTAATTTAGTCATTTAAGACTCCTTATGTTGTTTTGTTTCATATTATATTATGTTGATACTTAAATTATAATTAAAAAGTATCTAAATTTAATTATAATTTAAGTATTAACATAATATAATATAAAACAACATAAGGAAACCAATGAACAAAACAGTAATAAGAAAAAAATTATTCGATCCAGATGCTAACAATATAGTTAAATTATTCACAGGCAATAGTGATAACTTAATAGATATGATAGATCAAGATGGAAACCCTGAGTTCTACCAAAGGTGGTCAGAAAAAATGTTTGCTAATAATTGGCATCCTCACAAATATCCAGTATCAGAAGATGTTTTTGATTTTGTTAATTTAAGTTTAATAGAGAGGGAGACGTTAGATAAATGTCTATCGCATTTATCTGGACTTGATAGTTATCAAGTCAATAATTTACCTGAGATAGCTAATAAGATTAGATATCCTGAGATAGTAGGAATATTAGCATTCCAGACAATGGAAGAAAGTTTACATGCATATTCTTATGCTTATATATTTAATACATTATATACAAAAGAAGATGCTAGGTTAGTAAGAGATAAGCTAAAAACAGTCCCTATTATGAGAGATAGGGCAATAGGAATAACTGATAATTATGAGTTAAGCTTAAAAGATGAAACATTAAGAACAATGCTAACAATATTACTCACTAATTTAGTATTAGAAGGTATAATGTTTTATAATATATTTAATTTCTTCTTCTTCTTAAAATACCAAGGTAGAATGACTAATACAGCAGTCGTTATTAGCTGGATAAAAAAACAAGAATTAAATCATGTATTAATATTTACAGAAATATTAGCTAAATTCAAAGAAGACTATCCAGAAGAATGGGATGAAGAATTTATTATTTCTTTTATTCAAAAGCAAGTAATAAAAGAAATAGAATATAGTAGTTTTATTATAGACCCTAGAATTCTAGGATTTAGTAAAGAAAATATAAAAAAATATACAAAATATAGAGCAAATATATTATTCAAATTATTAAAAATAGATTATAGATATCAGAATGCTTCTAACCCTTTCACTCATTTAGAGAGAGTAAGTAATATAGGAGATGAAGAGGATTCCAATGTAGGTTCAACAGAAACAGCAATATTTGAGGCTAGTAATACTAATTATTTTGACCCATTTATGAAAATACAAGACTTTAAGGAGTTCGCGAATGCTAGTAACAAAAAATAATGGTTCTTTAGAACCATTAGATTTAAAGAAAATTGAAGAAATGGTTTTATTTGCTTTTAAAGGTTCAGTATTAGATCCTAATTTATTATTACAGAAAATTAATATTTCTTTTTATGATAAGATACCTACTAATGAGATCCAAAATATAATTATCCATGAAGCAAAATTATTTATTACCGAGGGTTCACCAGATAATAATAAATGGGCTCTTATATGTGGTAGATTAGAAACAGCTCAATTACATGGTGATATATATAAAAATACTAAATTTAAACAAGAAAACTTTAGGGAAGGTTATAAATATCTATATAAAGAAGGTTATTATGATACTAAAATATCAGATGATATGTTATCATATGCTGAAACATTATTAAATTTAACTATTGATTTTGAACAGCCTTCGCAAGTGATAGTTTCATTAAAAGGAAGTTATTTAATTAAAAGTAAATTAGGTTATATAGAATACCCTCAATGGGCTATCATGGCTGATTCATTAAAAGCAGCTATAAATAAAGATGAATTATTTAATATTTATGATGAACAATCATCTAAAAGATTATCACCAGCTACACCTCCTAAGAAAAATTATAGGACAGGAGGGAATACAGCTTCTTGTTTCAGTTTAGCAACTCAAGACTCTTTAGAAGGTATTATGAAATCAGTAAAAGAGGCTGCTCAAATTAGTAAAGCAGGAGGAGGTTTAGCTGTATATGTAGGTAAAATTCGTCCTTCTGGTTCTGATATTCAAAAAACAGTCAATGCTTCTACTCATATTAATAAATGGGTTAAATTTTTCGATCAAGTAGCAGGTACAGTTGACCAATTAGGAAGTAGAAGTGCTGCAATTAGTATTTCTAATGATTGGTTTCATTTAGATTTTCTTGAATTTATGGAAGTATCAACAGAAGATGGAGGTGATTTAAGATTAAAATCTTTTGACATAATACCTCAATTTATATTAAATAATTATTTATTAAAGAAAATAAAAGCTAGAGAAGATGTTTATCTTGTTAATAATTATGAATGTATTACTAAATTAAATATAGACCTAACTGAATTAATAGATGAAGAATTTGAAAAGAATTATAATATAGTATTAGATAATCTAGATATTATAACTCATAAGAAAGTATCAGCTTATAAATTATGGGTTGATATGTGGGTTGTATATTTTAAAATAGGTAAGGTTAATATTACTAATAAAGATAATATTAATAATAATAATTATTTAAAAGAACATTATATCGCCCAGACTGCAAACCTATGTGTAGAATCTTTTTCAATAAATACAGAAGAATATTCTCATACTTGTAATTTAATGTCTATTAACTTAGCTGAAATAGTTAAAGATCCTAGTAAACTTAGAAATACAGTTCGTATGGCTACTGACCTTCTAGATCGTAATATAGATACTTCTAAGTATCCTATTGCTAGTGCATATAAATCTGCTTATGATTTAAGAAACACAGGAATAGGAGTAGTAGGAGGGGCTGATTGGTTAGCTTATAAGAATATGACTTATAATAAAGAAGGAATTCAAGAATTATCTAAAGTTATGGAAAGTATCGCTTATTATGCTTATGAAAAAAGTATGGAACTCGCTTCTGAGAAAGGTGCATATCCTTTATATAAAAAAGCTAATTACAATTTAGTATTTAATAGAACTCATGAAGAATTAAATAAAAGAAGTCTAAATGGTTATGATTGGGTAGAACTTTTTAATAAAGCTCTAAGTGGAGATGGTTTTAGAAACTTTCTATTGTTATCACCTGCACCTAATGCAGGAACGGGGGTGGTAATGGGAGTATCTCCTAATTTTTTACCAGTAACATCAACTTGTCACTTTAAGGATATGAAAAAAATTACACCTATCATTGTTCCACCTTATGCTGATGAAAAAGGAATATTATATAGAACTAAAGGTTCTTTTGATGGAGTATTTTTCTTAGATTTAACTGTAGCGATGCAAGATTGGGTAGATACGGGAGTATCAAATGAAATAGGAATTAATCCAGGGTTATTTAATATGGAGGAGTTTAGTAATAAGGCTATTGAATATATGTTAGAAGGAAGGTTAAAGACTATTTATTATATGTCTGAAACCTCTTGTCTCTCATGTGCTAACTAAGAATTGATAGCTGAATAGAAATTATTAATAAAGTTATTAATTTCTATTTCAGCTTTCTTATATTCTTCGTTTTGGAAAGGTATTAACCTAACATAGTTGAATAATGGATTTTCTTTACATGATTCTACATATTCTGTATCATTATCTGTTAGTAACTTACCTATTCTTTCTACTTTTTCAGTTATTAAATCCCAATCATATATATATTCTGACAATAGAATATCTTTTGTGATATCTATTAATAATTCTTTTCTAGTCATCTTATACCTTTTTATTTATTTTACATTAAATTTACTTAATTATTAGTATTTACTTAATTATATTTAATTTACTATAAAATACTAATAATTAAGTAAACTTAATGTAAAATAAAATATAAAATATAAAATATAAAATATA